GCCATTTTGTTAAAATTTAATTTATAGTTATAATTATTTGTTTGCTAGTTTACTGAAAACTGAATCCATGATATTTCTTTGTCTCTTAGGAGAGAAAGTTTTATTTAATTTCACATCTTCTTTGTTCTCAGGGTTGTAAACGATAGGCTCTACTTCCTCTTCTTTAGAAAGCTCTACCTCTTCTTTTACTTCTTCTTTCTTTTCTTCTTCTTTCTCCTCTACTACCTCTTCTTTAGAAAGTTCTTCTTTCTCAGCTTTAAGAGCTTCGATTTCAGATTTAAGTTTTTCAATTTCAGAAAAATAAGACTCTTTAGAAACTGATTCAACAATCTTTTTAGGACTTGCAGTTTCAGTAGATGCTTCTACTTCTTCTTCAACTTCAGGAGCTTCTTCTTTAGCTTCCTCTTCTTTCTCCTCTCCCATTACCTCAGCGATAACACCGTCTTCTTCTACTCTGAATTTTTTACCATCCTCTAGAGTATACTCTCCTTTTGGAAGTGCTACTTTTCCATCTTCTGAAATAATTACTACTTCGTCTCCTGCTTCAAAGTTTGCAGATTCTACGATAGTGATTCCATCTTCTAATTTAGCAGATGCTAATTTTACTTCCTCAGTTCCTGATAGAAGTGTCTTAATTTTACTTAAAATTTCTGTTGTATTCATTTTGTTATTAATTTATATTTATAAGACTTTATACAGTAAGCTCTGTTTTATTTTATTAGTAACCTTGAGCCTGCATCGTACCATCGCAACACTTTCTAGAGTATTTACCATCTTTACAAAGACATCCTTTTTTACCTCCTTTAGGAGATGTTTTAGAGGGTACTTTTTTATCTGTTTTTCTTGGCATGATTATTTATTTATTATCTATTGATTTTAATTTTCTTATTGCCCAATTAACACCTGAAGTTCCACCCCATCCTAACCAAGCTACGTATCCTTTATCTTTCCATGGAGTAGATTTAAATTCAGCAGATACTTCTGCATTTTTCTGATGTCTTTTAAATGAAGCCATTCTTGCAATCGTTGAACGTGAAATGTTTTCTCCTTTAGCTAATTGGTTTGCACGTGTCCACCCTACTCTAGTCATTCCCTTAACCTCATCTCCGTACTTCTCTCTCCATCTAAGAACTTTCTTAGCGTTATTCTTAGCAGACTCAGGATAGTCGTTATAAGTTTCTAAAACTACTCTATCTTTACTAAAAAGCTTTCTAAATACTGTATGAGTTGTATTCATTTATCCGTTAAATTTAGATATTAGATTCTTAATCTCTTCTAGTACTTCCTCTTCTGAAAGTTGTTTATTTAGTTCTTCTTTTTCTTGAAAATATCCCTCAATACTAAAGCCTTTATATTTGCCCTCCTTAACGTCTTTCCAAACGTCATCATTGTTTACTTGCATTGATAACATCCAAGTACCTACAGGAACATCGAAACCGTATAAAGCAGACTTATCTTTCTCTTTATCTTCTACTATCCAAGACTCAAAACAAGTCATTCCTGAAACTTTTTCGTTATGTTCAGTAGTTGCGTTATTTTGATTGCCTTTTTTAAAGAATAATTGACTAGCTTTTAGTATAGTATCAGCTGAAAAGTATATATAATACTCTTCGTTTTTCTCATTTCTTCTATAAATTTGCTTATCAGGAACTAAAGCAGCTCCCATAAGAACTCTTTTTTCTTCATTTATAGTCTTTAATTCTACATTATGTTTCTTTAAAGCTACAAAATCCTCCTCAATTGCAGGGTTTTCCACTACAGATACTGCGTCAATACCTGCGTTTTCCTGTTTTTCGTCTATGATTAACTCTACTATTCTCATAATAATTAGACCTTTATATTGTTATATTGTTGCGTTTTGAATCTTATTTCTATCTAGAGCCTGTGCTGTGCTTACATCTCCACTTACAACGAATGCTTTTGTAGGCTGCATCTGTAACTGAGCTAACTGATTTACGTTAGAATTACCTACTACATTGAACTGTGGCGTAGTATTTCCTCCTGTTGGTGCAGATGGAGAGCTAGGAGAGCCTCCTGTGTTACCTCCTGATGTTTGAAACTTTTGTTTTGCTATTGTAGCTATTTGAGCTACACCTGTAGCAGATATAACACCTGCTTTTATAAAGTTCATACCTGTTAAAGCATCTTTAGGAACTGCTAACTGAGTCATAACCCCTTGAGCCGTAGATATTATAGCTTGAGCTATACCTACTGCTTTATTAACTTCAAAAGCTCTTCTCTGCTGTTCTTCGCCCTCTCCTGCAAACGCTTGAACTAATCCGTTAATAGCTACTAGTGAATCGTTAGCTATTTGTAATTTAGTATTCCAAACTCTTTCTTGGTCAGTTATTTTTTTATCGTTATTAAGCTTATCTTTGTCAGCGTATTTTTTCTCTATTGCTTTGATAGCTACGTTTCTATTTTCTTCTAATTCAGCAGTATCTAATCCATATTGTTTAGCCATTTCAATAAGTCTAAAATACTTATCTCTAACTGCGTTAATTTCAAACTCCTGCTCTCCTATTATTCTCTTATTAGCGATTTCAGTTTCAGCTTCTAACTCATTGAAAAATTCATTCTTAATATTCTTAAGATTATCCTGATGCTCTTTCTCTGCTAACTCTTCCTCTAGTCTATATTTAGCATTGATATCTTTTAGAGCTTTTGTTAATTTGTCTTCAGATATTTTTTTAAATTCTGCATATTGATCATCTGATATTTTTTTATCTCTTAGTCTAATATCTAAATCTTCTATCTCTCTTTTCTTAGTTCTTTCTGCTAAGTCTATTTCTTTTTGCTCTGAATCTTTCCTTAAAGCTGAACGCTTATCCTCTAACTCTCTTTCAATAGCTAATAAATCGTCTTTTCTTTGGTTAGCAATTTGTCTAGATGTTTTAGCTGATTCTATTTGCTGTTTCTCAAATTTAATGTTCATCAATTTTCTTTGAGCTTGTAGTTTAGCTAGATTATTTTCTGCATCTGTTACTGCTTGGTTAGCTTGATTAGTCACAGCTGTAATATCAAAGACTGAATCTGAAATAGTTTTAGCTATACTTTGAATCCTAGTTAACTTTAAAACATCAGCTATTTCATTATATAAATCTATAATTTTTTGAATAGGGAATAGTAGTCCGTTAAGAATAACCTCTAATATTTTTTTATTCCTTTTAGCTTTCTCTATGTCGTTTTGCTTCTCAAATTTAGCTATTCGAATCTTTTCTTTTGCTAGTTCTATTTCAGTATCTAATATACCTAATCTTACTTTGTGAACTTCCTCAGCAGTAGCACCCTCTGCTTCCATTATTTGAACTTGTAACTCTGACTGTTCTTTTTGTGCTTTCAATAAAGATACTCCTTTGTCATACTCTTCGTTAAGTTTCTTAGCTTTTCCTGAACCTGCATCTATAAAAGCGGAAATCTCATCCCAATAAGCTACAGCAGTTCCTAATAAAACAACAAAAGCTCCTACTCCTGTTGCTATAACAGCCTTTTTAATACCTCCTAAAGCTATTTTAGCCTGTACTCCCATAGCTTTAAAAGCTTTTGCTCCCTCTCTAAGACCCTCCATTCCTTGAACTAGAGCCATAGCAGACTGTACTTTTAACATAGTCTTTTCTAGTTCTTCTGATTCAGAACCGAATAAAGCCATTCCCGCTTGACCTACTGCAAACCCTCCTGCAACTCCTTGCAAAGCTCCACCTAGTTTTTGAGCCATAGTAGTAGCAGCTGCATCTACAATCATGTCAGTATCCTGCTGTACTTTCTTATACTTACCTACTTCAACTAATAAATCTTGGTATTCTTTAGAAGCTGTATCTCCTGCCAAAGCCATCTCATAAAGTCTATCCTCCATTTCTCCCATTCTACCTGTAAGAGGTTTCATCTCTCCATGTACATCCTCAAAAGAAGCACCTAAGTCAGTATTCGCCTGATTTAATTCTTTATAACTGTTCTCTAGTTTTTCTAGTTCAGCGTTTAACTCTCTAACCTCTTTCTCGTAGTTCTCAGAAGATTTATCTAAACCCTCTATTGATTCCTTAGTTTCGTTTATAGATTTTCTAAGGTCTCCAAATTGTTTTTGTACGTCTTGTGCGTTAGTTTTCGCTTCTACGTCTATTGTGAATTTCTTTGCCATTTGTAGCTACGTTTTCTCTGTTTGTAAATATCTTTAATACTGCTATTTATTTTGTATTTTCCTTTTGCTATTTCCACTTCCTCAGATACATTTTTATGGTCATGTATTTTAAGGAGTTCTACTATGTTTCTTATCATTGTGTTATTAATATTGTATTTGTGTTAGTTGAGCCATTAGGATAAGTCTCAGTTACCTCTATGTCTATTACATTTGCTTGACTAGTCTCTGTAACTATATTCTCTAAAACCTCAGTATTTAATTTATCAGATGTTGATTCTGTAATTATATTTGTAACCTCATTAGGATTTGCAGGAATGCATATCTGAACTATTTGACTGCTTGTAATTGTGCTAGGTGTAATGGTTACTCCTGCTGTTGTACTTGTTATAGTAGCACTAGCAACTCCATTAGATAAGTCTATAGGCATATTAATACAGTTTGCACCAATAGGAGCAGGACTAATCTGAACAGGTCTAGTAGGTCTAAAGTCTAATAGTAATGTAAAGGTAACTTCTCCTGTAGTTAATGAGCTAGAAAAATCATTGATAATATATCTTCTATCCCTAATAATTACTCTGTCATTTAATTTCAAAGATGTTAAAATTGAAACAGGTAAAATAGTTTTAACTTTTACTAATCTATTTTGTAAATTATATAGGTTGGTTAAGTAGTTATAATAGTAAGTGTAATACAAAGAATTTTGCACAGGACTTAATAAAAATGTACTTATATCTGCGTTAAAATTTAATGAAAAATCCGAAGCGTTTTCTCTTACATCCTGACCGAAAGGCATATAGGTAGAAATAGTTTCCTCTGACCCTCCGTTATAGTATTTAAAATCAGTTGTTTGCTGTTCGTACATATACAATAAAACAGGCTTAGGAATATAGCTCTCAAAGTTCTCATCTAGTGAGTATGATACTTGAGTATTAGTTAAAGCTCCTGTGCTATCGTTAAATCTAGTTCCCATTATATTTTCAAAAGGTAACTCTATTTGAAAGTCTCCACCATCGTATGGAAACTCCATAGAAGCGTTACCATATTCTTTAGTAAAAAGGGATTTAAATTCTTTATTTAAAAATGATTCTGACTCCTGATAATTAAAGTTAATTCTCTTATATAATGGAACTCTATCTATATCAATAGATTCTATGTCAGTATATTTAGTTATATCGTGCTTATTACCGGTGTTATAAAACGTTTCTAATGTCTCTATAGTATATACATCTGAATCAGTAGCAAACAGCGTTAAATTAAACATTTTAAGAATACCACTAAAGAAGTCTGAGACTTTCATTTCAGGTACTAATCCTGCCATATTAGTTAATCCTACTAGAGTTTGATTTACTCCTGTTGAGTATGTATATAATTTATCAGTTCCATAAACAGATGTTAAAGGCTGATTATAAACGATATCCTGTTCATAAGTTATAAACGCATTAAATGTAGTGGCCTCTGTAGCTCTAAATTCAAACCTAAAAGATATAGGATTAGAGACAGGTCTAGCAGGAGCAGTATAAGCTACTCCTACAGCTGTGAGTCCCTGTGCAGATGGTGGTAAATTGTTTGTGGGTAGACCCTCTATTGTATTAACTAGTACATTGTTATTATCATATACATCTAGATACCATGTAGCAGTTGTAGAGGTAACATTTACATTTACCTTAACTACGTCAGTTACTTGTATTATTTGAAAAGGGTTTACAGATGAATAATTAGTGTTTAATAAACTACCCTCTGTTAGGCAGTTTAATGTGTTATTTGTAAAATCAAAAGGGTTAGAATTAACTCCTGAGCTTACACCTTGAGGAGCAGAAATATCTATCTCTATTGGTTGAGTTACAAAAGTATTTTCTTTACTATTCTTACCCCATAAAAATAGCTTATTAAATTTATCTTGGTCGAAGAAAGTAGAGTTAAATGTTAATCCATATTTAGCCTCCATAGCTTCGATTAATTTCTTAACTTTTACAGCAGGAAATAAATCTATAAAGTTGATTCTACCTCCTGAAGTTTTTATGTCGTAAGTTCCTCCATCGTCATAAGTCCATAAATCTTTAGAACTAATTAAAGGGTATCTTACATCATAATCAGTAGCTCCATCAGTAATTCTATTTTTTACCTCTGCACCTGTATAGTCATGATTTAAGCTATCTAAATTTAAGTCAGATAGTAAATCTTCTCCAAAGGTATCTTTAAGGCTTGTAACGTCTCCGTAGAATGTTATAGAATAACTCTCAGGTTTTCCGTTTTTAAGATTAGCTTTTTCTAGTTGAATCTTACCTGTTCTAAAGGGAGTTAAGTTAATTTCTATCCTAGCATCTCTTCTTATGTTTGGATTCGTTTGTGTATCATTATATTTATATACATCTGAATTATAAAAATGAGAAAATATTTTATTGTTGTTTATGGTTGCAGGAATCGTAAAGCTCTGAGAATAATCTGCAAAAACTTTGGATATATCGGAAATATTTTGTATAGAAGAGTTTACTTGAATGTTCTCATCATTAAATAAGTCAATCATTTGACCCTCTATATATATCTGAATCTTTCTCATTATATTACTGAGTTTATAGTATCAAAAGAAAATATAAATTCTAATTCGTAAGAGATTAATTTATCTCCGTTAATATTTTTTTGCTGTTCTAAGGATTTAGTATTTACTTGAGCAGGTTTAGAATCAACTAATAATTTTTCTGATAACATCATTTGTTTAATAGTATCAAAATAAGCCTCTGTAACGTATCCTGTGTTACAGTTTATACTTTCCTGTCCATTGATATTAAAAAGTCCTCTCTGACCCTCTATAGTATTATAAGAAAAGCTACTAGACTGCATTAAATTGTAGCTAGAATCTGAAACATTTATCTTCTTCTTAGATGCTTTGAATAAGAACTCTCTTTGCCAATATCCTTTCTTATTTACAAAGTCAATCATGACAGGTGTATATCTACATTCGTCTTTAGGTTTTATAATATATTCTTGTAGTGTAATACCTGAATTGATAAACTCTACTTTGTTTCCTGCACTATAATAATCATACCATACTAAAGGCACATCATAAAGTCTATTAGAAATAGTAAAAGGAGCTGTTACAGTATGAGAAGCACCGGTAACTAGATTAGTATACTTAATATCAGTTCCTACTCCACCATCCCAAACTCCAAGAATCCCTGCTCTATCTTCTATATTGTTTACAGGGTCAGATGTACTAGAATATTTATAGTGATAAGTTCCCTCATCTAAAGAGAAATATATACCTGATATAGTAGGATTAGAACCCTCTTCATAGTATCCATAACCATCCCAAACATAGTGCGTAGTGGTATCTAGTAAAGTATATACATTTCCTGCTGTTTGTTTATATCTTTTTACATCTACATTACATACCTGACCATGAGTATTTAAAGTAACCCCTGAGTCCACAGCTGAACCTATAACAGACTGTCTAGTATTAAAGCTCATGAACTCTCTTAAATATGGGGCTATATCATAATACATCTTTAGGTTGTTAGATGCAGGTATTAACTTATCTAGTGTGTAAGTTGGTGTGCTTGGAACTGATGAACCTTGAGAATAAATAAAAAGCTCTATCTTAGAACCTGTTACTCCTGTCTCATCTATCTCAATTATATGTGGGCTTCGTGCTAATATTCTTGCCATTATTTCTTAAAGTTTTCGTCTATTATATTTCCTAATAAATCTTGTAAATCGAATCCTAATTCGTTTGCTGCTGTTTCTTCTAATCTTTTTAATGCTTTGTTAAATGGTTTAGTAAAAAACATACTTGGTTTTATACCGTAATTCTTTACTATTGTAGCCATAGCATAGCCTGACTGTTCGTAACTTAAAAATCTTCCTTTCTTATCTCTTCTCTGTACTCTCCTAGCTTCTAACCATTTCTTAAATGTCTTGGTATGGTATTCCATTCCTATAACATTAGAGCTACTCTTATAGCTAAAATTAGATAATGATTTACCTGATTTAACACCTTTGACTCCTTGGTCCTGAAACCATCCGTATAAATCCATCTCAAAGAATACTCTAATAGAGTTTTTCATTACTGAAACCTCAGAGTCTATAGAGTCAGATAGCTCTCCTGTAACGTTTTTATTTCTTTTACGCAGGTTAGCCTTAGCAGAATTAACTACCTCTTTCTCAAAGTCTCTTAGAGCAGCCTGAAATCGTTTATTCTCAAACACAAATTGTCATTTTATTTGGTGTAACAATTGAAAAAGTACAAGACCATCCTATTAATTTATTCTCAAATCTATCTGAGAAAGGTTCACAGTTAGCATCAGTAATAACTTGGAAATTATCGTCATATAAATCTCCTCTTCTTAACTCTTCATAAGCTTTGTTAAGGATGCTGAGTTGAGTATTTAGGATGTCTTGTTCATTGTCATTTCCTCTAAAAACATCTCCATCTTCTTTGGAAACATCTCCTACATCCATGCATAAGATATTAACATTATATTGTATAGTATCTCCTGACAAAGTTACATTGTCTACCATAACATGAGCTAAAGGAAATATAGTTTGTTTAGTTAAATCTATATCAAAGATACTTCCTGATGAACAGGTATTAACTAATGGGTCATTGTTAAAATGCTCCTGAAGTTTTGTTGTTATATCGTAATACATATTATCTTTTAAATTGTCTTTCTAATTCGTTTTGTTCTATTTCTGCTTTTTGTTTTTCAAAGGTAAGCCAAGTAAAGCACTCTCGTACGGGCAACCTTGTAACTTCTTTAAATCGTCTAAGGTCTCCTTTAGCAATTGCGTAAATTGAATTATAGAATCCCCATTGTTTATTAAACTGCCCTCTTTGTGAGAAGTCTGTTTCTCCGTCTTGTTCTTCATCTGCTTTAAATAAGTAAGAGAACTGTTTAACAAGTCGTTCGTTAAATTGTAAAAAAAAACCTTAGCAGATAATGCTACTCCTAGAGGCGCTGATTTCATAATCTCAGCATAGTTAGCTGTCCCCTCATATTGTTCTATAGAATACCTTTCTCCTTGAGTTTCTGTTATAGGTCTATATAAAACTGCCATAGCTTTATTAAAGTCCTTTATATCCTTTAAATTATGATCTAAATCTATATACTCTCCGAAAGATAAATCCTCTAACGATGGAATAAAACCAAACTCCACTTTTTTATTAGGAGTTTCTATAGTAAATCTATTTTGGAATTTAGGTTTATTATTAAATACCTCTGTTAAATGAGCTGTAATAGAATTAACATCTGCTAGAGAAATCTCTAATACATCTCTTAATCTAATACCACAAAATATCTCTATCATCTTTTGAGCTAAAAACTCATTGTCATTAGACTTGTTAGCTGTGTTAATAAACTTCTGATAACTACCTAAGGTAATCTCGTTAATATCTGTTGGAACTAATATTTCTGCTTTCATATAATAATAAGACTTTATTTATTAAATATCGTAACACCTGAATAGTTTCTTATTTAGAATGATTCTAAATTAGCATTATATTTAATATTTCTTTGCAATTTATTTGCTTTTCTCATTTATTAGTTTTAACTTCGCCCCCTCTCAGGGTAGCGTACATCAGGATAGCTATCTCACAAACCAAAAGAAACCGAGGGACTACATTACTTATTTAATCAAGCCATAGCTATATTTATACTCGAAGTATATTTCTCTTTTTTTAGTACTTTACAAAGTTTTTATTTAAGTGTTAGCTCTATAGGTCTTACCTGTATTAACTTGTGTAGTTAACTAGCATTTAACTAGTAGTTAACTAGTAGATAACTAGAAATGTTATTTAGTATAGATAATAAGTTCCGTTATTCTTATTAGATAAAGATTCCATTTCAAAGTATCTTAGAGCATCTATCGCATGGTCTTGTCCTCCTTTAGGTTTATTTAATCTCTTACCTGTCTTATCAGAGTCCCATACATAGCCTCTAAGCTCTTTAATTAAGTTAAGGCTATTAGATGTAACTAAATACTCCTGAGACTGCATTAGCTGAACTCCATATAGGATAGAATCTCTTCCTTTAGTACATCCCTTAATCATATATCCTAGTCTCTTTATTTCTTCTATGGATTTAGGTTCTGCTGAGTCAGCTATAATTAACTCATGCTTCTTTAGTCTATTAGCTATGTCACTATTTACCATCTGAGTATTATAACATATTTCATTTACGACTCTCTTACCATTCCATGAATAAACCTCTACTATACTTGTAGGGTCGTTAGTATATCCAAAGTCTAATCCATATCCTAAGAATTTAGCGTCCTCAGGTACTTGACTAATCTGCTTCCAATTCTCAAAGACTATTCCCTCTAGATTACCTATCTCCCCATCAATATAAACCTTACACCAATTTTTCCAAAAGTTACTTGTTTTTGCTTTCTCCTGATTCTTTTCTAGTTCTCTTACTATACTCTCATCTAGTGCTTCATTGTCTCTGTAAGTTAATATAATGAAGTCTGAGTTATCTTCATTTACTAGTTCAGTATGTACCCAAAATTCATTAGCAGGGTTAAAGTCTAAGAATATACTTTTCTTTGTCCTGATAGATAGCTCTGTATAAGAATTAAAATCTATACCATTACATTCATTAACATATAAGACATCTCTTCTAGAACCTCTTAATTTAGCAGAGTCATCTGCACTAAAGAACTCTATATAACTACCATTAGCAAAGTTGTATTTTAAGAGGCTTTTATTGTATCTACCCTCTACATACCTATTAGTACTTCTCATAATCTTTAAGAAGTCTTTTAAAGCACCTCTACGAAGATGTGGTATACTCTCAGATACTACACTAATCTCCATATTCTCTACTGAGGTAGCTATGTTAATAAGTATAGGGAGTATTCCGAAAGTCTTACCTGCGGAAGTGCCTCCCTGTACTATCTTAATCCTTTTCTTAAGATTACTTATCTTTTTTATCGCTGTGGTATTCTGTAACATCGTGGTCAGGGAATAAAGGCTGTTCTATAATTGTTTGGTCTATCTGTTGAACAGGAGAACCAAATGCTGAATCCATAATAGCTTTGTAAGCGTTTACATCGCCCTCCTTAGCCTTTTTTATTTGTGCTAATGTCATAAGATCTTCTTGAGTTAAAACCTCTTCTAATCCTGTTATATCGTTAAAGGCTTTCTGATTTACTTCTAACCATTTCTTAGCTAGTGTACTTCTATTTTTACTTCCCTTTTTTCTTCCTGTAGGATTACCACTTTGTCCTTTCTTAAATGGTATTAAATTTTTCTTGCTATTCTCGTGCATAATTTCTTTGTTGTTTCTCTACTGATTCTATTTTTTTTCGTCTTTATATTCGTTATAAACTTTCTTAAGATTATGTACTAAATCTCTTAAACAGCTTCCACAATTTGTTGGCTGTGTTTTCTTATTAAAAACTCTATTATATACTGCTCTTAACTCTGCTTGTTCAGTAGGTCTAAAAATACTTTTATTTTCTTTGAAATGTTTATCTAGAACATTATACTCATCCTCAGTTAAGCATTCAGG